CCAACCTGATAGCATACGACATCTGTGATGTGCAACCAATGACAGGTCCTACCGGACTTATCTTTGCAATGAAGAGCAAGTACATCAATCAGAGCGGTGAAGAGGCACTCTTCAACGAACCAGCAACCAAGTTCGCAGGACTCACTGCTGGCCACGCAGGTATTGTTACCAGTGGTATCACTGCTGACCCACTTCTGGGTTATGGTGTTGGTGACAGTGCAACTACCGTTCCAGCAACTGGTCTTGACGCTGGTACTGGAATGACAACTACCGAAGCAGAAAACCTCGGTACAAGTGGACAAGCATTCAACGAGATGGCATTCTCTATCGAGAGAACATCGGTTGTTGCTAAGACTCGCGCCCTCAAGGCAGAGTACACCACTGAACTCGCTCAGGATCTCAAGGCGGTTCACGGTTTAGATGCAGAGACTGAACTCGCAAACATTCTCAGCACGGAAATCCTTGCTGAAATCAACCGCGAAGTCGTTCGAACCATCTATCGTCAGGCGAAACTTGGTGCCCAGCACCTCGATCTTCGTAGTAAGACCGTAGGTATTACTGCTGCTAACCTCGTTGGACACGCAGGTGCGACCGCTGCATTCGGTGGTATCTACGACTTAGATGCTGACTCCGACGGTCGTTGGAGTGCTGAAAGATTCCGTGGACTCATGTTCCAGATCGAACGTGAAGCAAACGTAATCGCTAAGGAAACTCGACGCGGTAAGGGTAACTTCATCGTCTGTTCCGCAGACGTTGCTTCTGCCCTCGCAATGGGTGGATTCCTCAACATCTCACCTGCTCTCAACGTCAACCTTAACGTCGATGACACTGCCAGCACTTTCGCTGGTGTCCTCAACGGTAAGATGAAGGTTTACGTCGATCCATACGCAGGTGCAGGTACTGACTCTGTTTCGAAGAACTTCGTTGCAGTCGGTTACAGAGGTACTTCACCTTACGATGCTGGTATGTTCTACTGCCCATACGTTCCACTCCAGATGGTTCGTGCGGTTGGTGAGAACTCCTTCCAGCCGAAGATCGGATTTAAGACTCGTTACGGACTGGTAAACAACCCGTTCGTCTCGAACGCAGATCCGAGCAGTTCGGTTCGTATCAACCAGTATTACCGAATCTTCCGTGTAGATAACCTGCATGGCCTTGGTGACGGTTCAGTATACGCTGCTGACTGATCGGTAAGTAAAACGTAAATCAGGGGAGAGTCCTAGTGACTCTCCCCTTTTTTATTGTATAAATAGTGTAGAGGAGATTTCTTATGGCAAAACCACTACCAAATATTCCACCAGCAGGTGTGAGTCTGGACGTAAACAATCGTACTATTACGAACGAGAGTTATCTACAACCTATCTCGTTTCAGTTTTCGTGTCCAAAAACACCCACACTAAACTACTTCGTTCAGTCGGTTCAGATACCAGGCGTCGATAGTGCAGCAGCATTTCAACCAACAGCACTTATCAACTCACCTCTACCCGGACAAGACTTCACATACCAACCACTGGCCGTTTCGTTTATCATAGACGAAAACATGAACAACTGGTTGGAAGTATATAACTGGTTGATTAGCACAAAGGCAACAGACAGGTTCGATCGAGTAGCAGCACCAGCAGATCAATTTTCTGATGCCAGTATTCTAGTGATGAACAATAAGATGCAGGCCATTCGTCGTATAGAATTTTCTCGGATGTTCCCTACCAGTCTCACAGAGATTCAATTCGATAGTGCCAATACTGATCCCGGACCTATCTTAGCAACGGCAACATTTGCATACACTTACTATGAAGTGAGTGAAATACTGCCTTGACTTTTGATGTGAGTGTGGTATACTTTAGTATCACACAGGAGGTATACTATGAAACTTGATGAACTACGGCGTATGGCAGAGAGAGATTCTGTTCTTGACGATACGGCACTGGATATTGAATCTCTCAAGATTCCACAACTGCATAATAAGTACATGAATATTCTCATGGAGTGTAAGTTCGATTTATCTAAGGTCGAACGAGACTATAGATCTCTAAAGAGAATCAAGTGGGAATACTACACAGGCAAAATGTCAGAAGAAGATCTGGAACGCCTTGAGTGGGAACCCTTTGACCTTAAAATTCTAAAGCAAGATCTTGATCTATACCTAGACTCCGACGATGATCTGTGTCTTATGCAAGACAAAATGGTTCTTGCAAAAGAGAAACTAAACTACGTCGAGTCGTTCATCAAAGAACTGAACAATAGGCACTGGAAGATCCGTAATGCCATCGAATGGAAGAAGTTTACTAACGGAGTTTCATAGTGAACGAAGCACACCGACTGTACTTTAGGCAAGTATATAGAATTGCCTGTAATAGTACAAACCCAATAGATAAAAATGCCGCTGGTATCGGTTTTGAACACCAAGGAGAAATTCTTGGTGGTGCTTCTAATACAATACAAAACTACCAAGAGTGGATGTCTGCACCACAGTATCTTCGTTACTTATCAGAACACGCAGAAGTAAACGTAATCAATAAATTTAAAATGGCGAATCTACCAACAGAAGGTACGATACTATTTGTTCCTTGGGGATCGTCTCCTAGATCTTGCAAGTACATCAAAGATGCCGGTATTGTTAAAGTCGTATATCATAAAAATGCTCTCGACAAAGTACCAACACAATCAAGAAAGTCATGTCAGGTTGGTCTTAACCTCCTGAACAGATTTGGTGTCGATGTAGAATACTATGAAGGTAAAGTTTTTACCCATGATGAAATTGAAATCAAAATCAGAGGAAGATCGTTCTTCCCTTAACTCATACATAGTAGGTATGAGTGATTTGTTTATTGAACATGTTGACTCCGTTCATATCAAGATTCGATGTGAACGAAGTATATCCAAGGAACTTTCGGACTTTTTCACGTTCAAAGTTCCGGGTTATAAATTCATGCCCCAATACCGTAACCGGATGTGGGACGGCACTATCAAATTATATAACGTCTTCGATCAAACTCTATACAAGGGTTTGTTGTCTTATGTTGTCAAGTTCGCAGAAGATCGTCAGTATTCATACTCGTTGGATATACCCAAGAAAAAAGGCAAACGAAAAACATCCGACGAAACGAAAAAGTATATAAACGACTTTCTGAAACCACATGCAAATGGCGAGGCAATCGAAGCACATGATCATCAGGTTGATGCGGTAACACACGCAATGAATTCTGATAGGTGTCTTCTTCTGTCTCCTACTGCCTCTGGTAAGAGTTTGATTATCTATTCTTTGATTCGTTACTACATGGACATCATCCCAGAAGATAAGAAACTTCTGATCATTGTCCCTACGACATCATTGGTTTCTCAAATGTTGTCAGATTTTTCAGATTATTCTAAAATTAATAAATGGAATGCTAAAAAGAACTGCCATGCCATCTTTGCTGGCAGAGACAAGAACACAGACAAGCGTGTTGTTGTGTCTACATGGCAAAGCATATACAAGCAACCGAAAGAATACTTCGATCAGTTCGGTGCTGTGTTCGGAGATGAGTGTCACTTGTTCAAGGCGAAGTCACTCACTACTCTTATGACAAAGTTAACCGACTGTCCATATCGAATCGGGACAACAGGAACTCTTGATGGTACGACAACACACAAACTAGTAATCGAAGGTTTGTTTGGACCGACATACAATGTTATCTCCACAAAGTCATTGATGGATAAGGATCTGGTTTCATCATTGGAGATTGATTCTATTCTTCTGTCTTACTCAGATGAAGAGAAAAAAGAAGCAAAAAAATTAAAGTATCAGGACGAGATGAAATGGTTGGTGTTTAACGAAAAACGAAACAATTTCATTCGTGATATGGCACTTTCACTCAAGGGAAATACTCTTGTTCTGTTTCAATTCGTAGATAACCACGGGAAATACCTACATAGTATATTAGAGAAGAAGAATCCAGACCGTAAAATCTTCTTTGTTCATGGAGGCACAGATGTTGAAACCAGAGAACAGATTCGGAAAATTACAGAGAAAGAAAACGACGCTATAATTGTGGCGTCTTATGGTACGTTTAGTACGGGAATTTCTATTCGCAAACTACATAATATCATTTTCGCATCCCCATCGAAAAGCAGAATTCGAGTTTTACAAAGTATAGGAAGGCAGTTAAGGAAGTCAGACGATAAGAAAACGGCACACCTATATGACATTGGAGATGATCTAAGTTGGAAGTCATATAAAAATCATACTCTAAGGCACTTTATAGAACGAATTAAGATTTACAAGTCTGAGCAATTTAAAGTTCGACAAGTAAATATTAAAATTTAGGAGGAGAGATAGAATGACACCCTACCGAATTTTAAAATTAAGAAGCGGCGATGATATCATCACCCGCATCAAAGGCAAAGCAGGAGGAAAACTGCTCATCGAACGCCCTATGCAAATGAAAGTGACAACACAAATAACTCAGGAAGGAATGCGGCGAGATGTTCTTATTCTGAGAGATTGGTTGGATCATACAAATGAATCCAACACCAAAATCCCAGAGGATTGGGTTGCAACCTTTTTAACCCCAGATACACCAACGGTCGATCTATACCTCAAACAAAAAGAGGCAGACGATTTGGATCCACCATACGATAACCTAGCAGGTCTGCCGGAGGTATCAAAACCACAAGCAACTCCACCAAAGAATATTGCCGAAGAAAATATGATACGCGATGCTCTCACTCAAAAAATGATGGAGCAGCAACGGTTTCAGGATTTCATTCAAATGAATATGGCCATCCCGCCGCAAGTTTTCATGCAAATGCTAAACCAAGGCCTACTCGGTGAACCCGAGGACATCGACGAAGAGGTCGAAGATGACGACGACTGGTTCAACAACAACGATAGGTTTAAGGATTGGCCAGATGAAGATAAGTTTTAATATACCTTTCTGAAACCTGGCACAGATGATTGTAACTAGGTATTGAAAACCTGTCAAGAAAAAAATTAATTATTTCTTTGACAAAGTGAGAAACATAGACTATAGTATTAACAAGGACAAGGAAGTACATCATGGCAAAGAAGAAAAAAGCAAACCATTACATCG